CAGCAGTCTCCCCGAGGGCGTGTCCCCTTCGTCGCTAGCCCTCCGCAGCCGCACCCCGAGCGTCTCGGGTTCGCGCGCCCAGTCGTGGTCCCCGTCGTGTCCGGGTGCGTCGTGGCAGCGTGCAGGGATGACGGCGTGGGGGTCGTCGGGCTCGAGGCACTTGTGGCGTGCGATCTCAGGCATGCGGTCGACGGTCATCCGAGCACCGACGCCTTCGTGATGCCGAGACGCTTCTCCTCGCGGCGCATCTTCCACGCAAGGCGGCGGGGCCCCTTGGCGGTGACCACTGCCATCAGCATGTCCTCGTCGTACAGCTCGGCGCGCAGGGGCCGGGTGTCGCGGTAGACCTCCCAGTCGTGGCCACCTTGCCACCCGAGGGGGATCTGGGGTTCGCCCTGCCGATTCACGTTGTCGTTCACTGGTCCTCCTGGGTGGCGATGCTGGGTCGGTGGGCGCGCACGATGGCCCGAAGCCTGTCGACGTGCGGGTTGGGGTCTGCGCTCATCGCCCCTCCTCCAGTGCCAGCACGTTCTCCCGGTCGCGATAGGCGGCGTACATCGTGCGGTCGCCGTCAACGTGGAGGTAGGGCAGCATGACCTGGTCGAGAGCCGCCATCTCGGTCTGGACGAGCGCGAGTTGCGCCGCAAGCCAGTCCTTGATGACGCGCCATGCGACGCGCTCGGCCTGCTCGCGAGAGGTGGCGACGTTGGCTGACAGGCTCCCGAGCCGCTTGGCCTTGTGCTCGGCGACCAGCAGGCGGTGCATGGCGTCGACGTTGACCGGGAGGGTGAACAGGCGCGGTCCGTGCGGCGTGACGAGCGCGAAGGTCAGTCCGCTCGGCTGGCCATCGAGATAGTCAACGGCGATGCGGGAGGCGCCGTGCTTGGCCAGCAGGGCCTGGACCTCGGCAATGGTCTTCGAGGCGGCGATCTTGGTGGTGTAGTTCAGGACAGTCACTGGTCCTCCTGGGTGTTGGGCGTGCGTCGGATGGCCGCCCGAGCTTCGGCGTAGGTGGGTGTCGGCTCAGCGCGCGGGCCGGTGTCGGGCTCGACGGGTGCCGGCGGGCGGATGATGTTGAGCCCCGCGGCGGTGAAGTCGCGCAGGATGGACTCGGCTTGGTCTTCGCGGGCGCCGTGCCGGGTGATGATCCGGGCGGCTTCGGCGCGGATGGCGGGGAGGGTCATAGCTCCTCCTGCTCGATAGCAGCACGGCCGTCTTGGGTGATGCCGTTCAGCCAGGCGTCTTCCTCGGTGTCGTGCAGGGTGGCATCAACGAAGGACCGGCAGTCCCAGCCGGTGGTGTCGCACCCGCCTTCCATGGCGACGTAGCGGCCGTCCTTGAGGCGCACGATGGCCGTCAGGTCCTCGTCCGCATAGCCCTCGGGGCCGGGGATGAGGGCGAACCGAACGACCTCGGCGATGTCGTCGGCGGTGAAGCAGGGCTGCGGGTGCTCGGATGGGACGTAGCGGATGTTGTCGATGCGCTCGTCGGTCATTTCTTCGGACATCTGCTTCTCGCTCTCTCGCGCGTTCACCTAGGTGAAATGCGCTCTATAACTGGTTCTAGTGAGTGTGAAAGTTAAGACGAGGGCTAGTGGTATAGGTACGGCACGGCACGGCACGGCACGGTTGGTTGACTTGTCCCTGTGGCTTGTTTGTGGCGTTTGTGGAGGCTGTCCCAGGTACTTCGGGTCTCTCGGGGCAGCGGGCGACCCACGCCGGACCGGGCCCCACGCCCACAATCACCACAAACGTGGTCATGACGCCGCCTCCCGCTCGACCCACTTGAGAATGCGTCCGTCCTCGCCGCGAATAGCCTCGTGAGTCTCCATGAATGCACGTCTTGCATCGGCTCGATTCTTGGCTGCATTTCGGCTATTCCGAATTCGATCGGACTGCCGCTTAGCCGACTCCTGATGCTCCAGAAAGTCGTGCAGAACGACATATCCGCTAATGCCTTTCGGGCACGTCTCATCACCACATCCCTTTCCCCCTTCGTGCCACCAGCCGACCGCTATCAACTCGTCCATTACTTCCGGCGCGAACGCGTCCGAGGCCCGGTGCAGGCGCTCGACCTTGATCACGCCGTCAGACCTGCTCCGCTTGGCGTAGCACCACACCTCGACCAGGCAGGCGCGCGCGCGGAACGACAGATCCAGGTACTTGTCCTGGTCTGGCAGCAGGTCGTCGATCCAGAGGGCCATTCACTGTCCCTCCGGCGTCCACCCGGTGATGAACATGGACTGGCGCTCGAAGTTGTCGTCGAAGTCGAACGTCACCGTCTCGGCGTCCTCCACGTCCTTGCCCATCGCCACGAAGGCGCGCAGGTCGCCCCAGGTCATGCCCTCCAGGGGCAGTTCGATGTTCATGCTGCGTCCTTCCTTGTCCGTGTCTTGCTCTCGTATCGGTCGTGCTCCCGCTCGGCGATCTCGCGCCGCCAGCGACAGGTGATCTCGTCGTCCGACGGCGGCTCGGGCTCGGGGGTCTTCCACCACGGGTTCGTCATCCGCTCCAGGGCGAGTGCCGCCAGGAGTTCCTCGCGCGTCATGCCGCCCGCTCTCGCTTGGCGCGTCGATGCTCGGCGCTAGTCCTACGGACGCGCTCGGCCTTGCATGCCTCCGAGCAGGTCGTCTTGTGGTGCAGATACGTCTCGAACTGGTCTCCGCAGATGACGCAGCCGCCGATACGTAGTGACCCGGCGCGCCCGTCGATTCTCTCGGTGCGCGGCAAGCCATCCCTGGCTCGCGAAGCTCGCTCGGCGGGGCTGAGTCCGCCGTACACAGCACCGCGCCCGGCGGAGTCGCGCCCCCCCTCAAAGGACTCAGCGAAGGACAAGCATGCCGCGGCGACCTCACAGCGCCCGCACCACTCCGCCGCATCCTTTGAGGCCGTATTCGTCGCGTGCACGTCGCCGCCGCCGGAGATGAGGATCGCCCACTCGTGCGCGAGGCGTGCATCCGGGTCGGTCACGCATAGTGCGGTCGGTCCGGGCGCTTCGGGGTCCATCCAGGTGGCGCTCATGCCGCCTCCCTGCGCAGCTTCCGCCGCTCCATGCTGGTGAGCCCGCCCCAGATGCCGAACATCTCGCAGGTCTCCAGGGCCCAGTCGAGGCACTGCCTCCGGACCGGGCAGCCCGCGCACACCTTCTTGCAGGCGGCAACGTCTTGACGATCGCCCTTGTCGGGGAACCACATGTCTCCGCCGATCTGCGCACAGATCCCGCGGTCGAGCCACGCTGGCGCGTTGGCATCGGTCAAGGGCTTCATCTTCATCTCCTCAGGGCTCGTCGTGGATGGTGATCTCGGTGTCGGCTGTCACGGCCGTCTCGAATGGGTAGGTGTGCCCGCCGAACTCCCCGCGCCACTGGAGGAAGACCATGTCGCGCAGTGGGTAGGAGCCCCAGAGGCGTAGCGGGGTGGGTGCGCCGGGGTGGGAGACGAGGCGGCCGTAGTGGCGCTCGTCGAGGTCGGAGGCTGGGATGGTCTTCATGCGGCGGCCTCCCGTTCGATGTGCTCGAGCAGCTGAGCCCCGAGGAACTCCGTGTAGGCCGGCGGGATCGCGTCGGCAAGGTCGTCCCACTCGGTCATCCAGTCGATGCCCATGACCTCGCGTGCGTGCGCAGCGTCGCGAGCCTTGTTGCCCCGAGAGGTGCCGTCGGGGCGCGTGACGGGCTGGGCGTCGCCATGGTCCCCATAGACCCCCCAGACCTGCGGCTGAGATGCGTGACGGCACTCCAGCTGCATCATCGGGGCGTTGGTCTCGAACAGCCGATGCCGGCGGACGCCGAGCCCGAACATCGAGCCGCACAGGGTGACGGGCTGGTCTAGCGGGGCGCCCGGGACGTTCTCGATGACGTACGGGCCGCCCCATGCGCGGAGGGCCTCGCGCACCGGGCCGACGAGGTCGGGGTGCTTGTCGCGGTTCGCGGCCGGCGTGGCAGCGGAGTAGCGCGGGCAGGGCGGGCTGGCGTGGATGGCGTCGAACCCGGCCAGGAACTCCCGGTCAGCGAGGACCGCCATGGCGTCGGAGACGATGAGCTCGAACGGGTAGTCAGGGTGCGCCTCGATGTCCACGCCTGTGACCTCGAACCCGGCGCGGTGGTAGCCCTCTGAGCACCCGCCGCCACCTGCGAACAGGTCGAGCATCCGTGGCCGGCTCATGACAGCAGGTCCACGACGGCCCACACGATGGCCCCCACGAGCACGCAGCACGCGATGTACCCCGGCCAGTTGTCGGCGGTGACCTGGGCAGCGGCGGTCAGCATGGACTCAGTCGTCATCGGACACCTCCGCCTCGCGCCAGGGGGTGACCTCGCGGCGCACGGCGATGTCACCGAACCGCTCGCCCGCCTCGGCCATGGTGCGGGCGTCCTTCTCGCGTGCAAACCGAATCGGGGTCGTCCCCTCGGGCCAGTCCCGGATGGCGGCAATGCGGTCGGGCTCGGGGGCGTTCACGAGGCGTCCTCGGGCAGTTCCACGCGTGCCGTGATGACGATCCGAGCACCCTCGGGGAAGTCGTCCGCGTGCGCAGAGAACCCCGGCCCGAACATGTACCCAGACCCCACGTCGTCAGCGCCCTCAGGACGCCAGAACAGCGAGTTGGGTAGGTCGAACCGCTTGGACCGGTCCGCGATGAGGACGTGCGTACGTTCGGTGTTGGTGGGAGTCAGCAACTCCTCAGGGTTGCGGTGGCGCGAGCACTTCCACGGACGACGCTGCTGGTCCTCGGCCGCCCGTCGCCGGTCAGCGAGGGTCGAGACGGTACGGAACGCGGTCTCAGTGCACCCGTCCCCGGGGCACCGGAAGGTGACGGTTCCGGCGTAGCGGCTGGCCATCACTCCACCTCCGGCGGCCGCAGGGCGGGCTTCGGGGGCTCGGTGGTGAGGTGCTCGACGCGCCAGTGTCCGACGACGCTGTTGCCGTGGTCGACGGCCACGAACGCGCCATGAGTAGACACGCCGGTGATGGTCCCGGGCCAGGCGTAGTCGAGGTCTTCGTCATCGGTAGGCCACACCTGATCCCCGACCTCGGCCCCGACGAGGCGGTGCTCGATGCGGATGCTCTGGGGCTCGGGGTCGGGTTCGGGGGTCAGCGGCATCACCGCGTACACCTCGTCCTCAACGCCGGAGGCGATGTGCTGGGTGGCGCTGTGTTCGGTGCAGGCGAGCATGGTGCCGTCTGGAGACGGCACCGACGCGTCGCAGCCCTTGCCGTAGTCACTCGGGTCGATCGTGTCGCCCGCGACGGGCTCCCGCGGGGCCTGGGGCTCGGGGTCGAGCAGGCGGAGGTTGGCGACAAGCACGTTGCGGGGCTCCAGCGGCGACTCCTCGTCCCAGTCCACGATGATGTGGCGGGCGGCGGGCGACTCACCGGTGATGGTGCCCTTGTGTCCGACCAGGCTCGGGGTTTCGTACGGCTCCCCGCCGACGTACTCGACCCGGTCGCCCTTCTTGAACTCGCTCATGCTGCTTCCTCTTCTCCGTGCAACGTCTCGCGCCGGGGCGCGTGAAGGCTGTTGTGGGCGACGTACCTCCGCGCCCGGTCGACTTCGTCTTCCGGCAGGTCGTGCGCGTGGGCCAGGACGTACGCGGCGTGCTCGGCGTCCATCACTCGCCACCCTCTTCGGTCTCCAACGCGGTCTCCTCGGCCTTGGGCTCGGCGGCCGCCACGTCCGGCCGCGTCTTCAGCACCCCGATGACCCGCTGGGCGTCGTGCTCGGTCAGGTCTCCGCGGGAGGTGTACGCGGTGCCGCAGATGTGGTTGATGCCGGAGAGCTGGTCCGCCTCGGCGACGCCCTTCTGCGAGAACAGCGCGAACATGTGGCCGCGGGTCTTGTCGGTCATCGCCTCGCCCGTCTCGGGCTCGGCCCACACCTGCTCGGCTCGGACGTTGCCCTGGCGCGAGTGGTCGAGCAGTTCCTCGCTCGAGTAGCCGATGCCGAGGAGCACGTCGGAGGCCACGAGCCGAGCGGCCTTCGAGGTCACGCGGGCGACTAGCATGTTCCGCGGCTGCTTCTTCCAGTTGTCGCGCCCGAGGAGGTTCATCTGCTTGGCCTCCTCGATCGTGAACGAGGTCTCCTGCCACTCGCCGCCCTTGCGCCGATAGCGGGCCGTCGCGCGGGTGTCGCTCTCCTCGGTGATCTCGATGTCGTGGCCGTGGCCCTGGGCGAGCGCCCGGAGCGTGATGGCCTTCGGCGCCGGCGTGCCCTGGATGTTGTCGAAGGCGGCCAGTGAGGTCACCGGAGTGAGCCCGAGCTCGGAGCCCTTCAGGATGGCCGCGGTCGCCCCGGCGGGGTCGTTCCTCCAGGACCCGGCGAACGGGGTCTGCGCAAGCGACTGGGCGAGGGCTCCGGCGGCGCGGGCTTCGTTGGCCCACTGGGCGAGGCTCATCTCCCGCGGACTTGGCAGGGCCGGCGTGGGCTCGTCGTACTTCTCGATCTCAGACATTGGCGGTTCCAGTTCCTTGGCAGGTCTCGCAGGGCTTGGTGAAGGGGCCGACAGAGCCGGCGGGGCGGTAGCGCTTGAGCACGACCGCGCCTTCGCCTCGGCAGTCGGGGCAGCGGCGCGGGTGCTCCCGGGCGCAACAGTCGGTGCACACCGGGGCGGGGCACTCGCACATGAGGTGATCCGGGGTCCGTTCGGAGCAGCTCGGGCACGCGAGGTCGTACGACGTGCCCGTCCCCCCGCAGCGTGAGCAGTTCTCGGGGTCGCCGCCGACGTATGCGCCGTGCTCGTTGGGTCGGGCGCGGCCGTCTCCGTCGCAGGTTTCGCAGGGGAGGTGCGCGTCCTCGGCGGCCTTCTCGGCGGCCTTCTGCTCGGCCTTCTCGACATACTCGCCGAGCTGAACGTCGACGAGCTTGTCCACCACGCTTTCCAACTGGTCGTTCACGACGCCCTCCCCAGGGGCGCACCCGTCGATACCGGGGACATGTGCATCCCGAGGCGCTCCCTCAATGCGATGGCCGCCTTCTCGGCGTCGCGGATATCGGCGAAGTAACCGCCTTGGTACGTCTTCCCGTCCTTCTGGGCTGTCACGTTCCACTTCTTCCTCCGCTTATGGAGGGAGACGCCGCGGATGCCGGACGCGCCGAGGGCCCCGCGTCGGTTCTGCTGGTTCTGTGCGTTGGTGACGGGCATCAGATGATCCGGGTTTACGCAGGCGCGCACATGGCACAAGTGATCGAGCATGGCGCCCGGCGGGATCGGCCCAACCAGGTGCTCATAAGCCAGGCGGTGAGCCCTCTGCGACCTACCATCCCGCCTGATGCTTCCGTAGCCGGCAGTCTTGGCGCCCGTCCAGAGCCAGCACGTCTCGGTCTTGTTGACCTTGGACCAGAACGCCTCTTCGAACGTCTTCCTCATCACTCCTCCTCCGCATCGGGGTCGCCCACTGCGCACCGCACCTCGTCGAACTCCTCGAACGCGCGCGTGATGGCGTCGAGCGCCTGCACGATGGACTCGGCCAAGGCGTCCGCGCGCTCGGTCACGAAGCGGTGAAAGTCGCTCATCGGGGGCCTCCCTGCTCGCGGTACGGGTCCAGGTCGGCGTAGGGGCTCTTGCCACGCTCGTCGGTCGTGCCGAAGTAGCCGTCGAGGTTGCCCTTCTCGTAGCCCGCTAACCACTGCTCGGCCTCCCGGGTGCGCACGAACGCGGCGAGCACCTCGGCGCGATGGGTGGCGAACTGCGCCCAGCCGTAGGGCCAGCGGAACTCGACGCCGCACGTGCAACGGGCTTGGGGGTTGTCCATGCTCTGGCCGACGAACGTGTGCTCGCGCTCAACCCGGGCCAGCGCCTCGGTCAGTTCCTCGTCGCTCATCTCTTCTCTCCTCTGCAGAATGCGACGGCCCACACGCCGGTCGCCTCACCGTCGAGCGCCTGCCTCAGCGCCTTGTCGACCAGACCCGCACGCTCGGTGTAGGACACGACGCCGTTGGCCTTGCGGATGACAGCGCCACCCGGCCACTTCCCGGCCATGTCCGCCGGCGCTTCACTGGTCCAGCAGCCGTGCGCCGTGATCAGGTCCTCGGTCGTGGCGCGCTCCCCGGACGGCGTGACGGGTGCCGGGGCGAGCTCGACCTTCTCGTCGGTGACTCGCTCCCGGGCCACGTCGAGCGCCTCGGGGTACATGGAGAACGCCAGCAGCAGGACGAGGACGCCGGGGCCGAGGGGCAGGAAGTGCATCCAGCGGATGGGGCGCGGTGCCTTGCGGGCGGTCATGCCAACCACCCCGGCCAGCGCACGGTGTCGACAGAGTCAGCGCCGCGCGTCTCGGTCCACGAGTCGCCACAGCCGCAGACGTGCTCGCCCGGCCTCCGGTGGCTCCCGGTGCAGTGCGACCCGGCCTTGTTCCGGTGCAGTCTGAGCAGGCCATCGCGGCGGACGTGGACCAGTCGGCGGCAGGTCTTGCAGGTGTCACGGGGGCTGGTCGCGGTCATGACGCACCGCCCTCGGTGATACGACCGTGCTCCTCGGCGGTCGTCCAGTCGTATCGGCCGCCGAGGAACTTCGAGCCATGGTCGACGTGGTGGCCGACCAGGTGGCAGCGCAGGAAGACGGTCTCGCCCTCGCTGTCCGTGCGCGCCTTCAGCGACGTGCAGCGCTCGGGCTTGACCCACGGCGGGGTGTCGTCGGTGCGGGCGATGGCGCTGAGCGGGACGACAGCATCAAGCGGACTGACGGCGGCGTTGCCCGGGAACTCCACACAGGCGGTGGTCTCCTGGAGCGCATCTACACGCGCCCACACCTGGACCCAGTCGCCCTCCCTCAGCGGCTCGGGTTCGACGTAGGCGTCGGTCTTGTCCTTGGGCTCGACCTTCTCGAAGCGGTCCTCGCGCCACCACAGGTTGTGCGCCGCGGCATTCACTAGGACCTGATGCCCGAGCGGGCCATAGTCCTTGGCTGCCGTGACGGTGTAGATCGCCCCGGCAGTGAGCTCGCCCCCGGACCCGTCGGCGTTGACGCACCGGACCTCGTCGTCCTTCTTGAACTGCGCGCTCATGCGAACCACTCCCACGCCCGACGCAGCAGCCCACGACGCGGACGGCGGGTCTCGGTCCGGGCCATGCGCACCCGGGAGATGGGCTCGGGTGCGAACTGCTGGCCCACGCCGTCGAAGAACAGGCGCTGCTTGGTGCCGCGGTACTCAGCGAGGGCGCGGTCGAACTCGGTGCAGATCTCTTCGAGTCGCGCATCCCGGATGGCCGTGCGCTCGAACATGTCGGCGTAGGGGCTGCCAGAGTCGCGCAGGGCCTTGAGGGCGTAGGCGTCGGCGGGGGACAGGGTCGCGGTGGTCATGCCCGCCCCTTGATGGTCAGGCTGGTCGTGCCGGTGCCATACACCTGGGTGGTGGCGACGTAGCAAGAACCGGCCGTGACGATGACGTAGTCGTTCTCGATCGTCATGGTCTCGGTCTCGCCGGTCTGGGTGTCGCGGACGGTCACTTCGATGCTCATGACTGCTCCTCTTCGGTTGCGGTCGACGTCTCCATCGACGCGCACTTGAAACACAGGGCCGCCTCGATGAGGACGACAGCGGACGACTGCACCGAGACGGCCCAGGGCATGTGCATCCCGGCCTCCTCGCCGCAGTCGAAGCAGAGTTGGCCGCCCATGTCGTCGGAGCCGGAGTGCAGGACGAACGACTCGGGGTACTCGGTGCGACCGCCCTTGGCCATGGCGATGGCCTCGTCTCCGTGCTCGTCGAGCGTCTTGCCCGGGATGCACTGGGGCAGGGGCGGCATCTCGCCACCCTCGGCGTGCTTCAGCATCGACGCGAACGGCACCAGCACCGCGGCGCGCTCGGCATCGGCACGCTTGAGCAGGCGCTCCAGGCCGAGGACTGCGCCGGCGAGGGCGAGCAGGGCCACGGTGAGAGTCGCGCCGGTTCGGATGATCTCGGCGTGGGTCCAGCCGCTGGCGAGGAGGTAGTTGAGGATCATGACCGCACCTCGGTCCAGCCCGTCGTGGTGATCTCACGCGACACCAGAGTCGCGCTCAGGTGACCCTCGGCATTGACCACGTCGACCCATCTCTGGACGCCGCCCCGGTCCTCGCTACGCATCTCCACCCATGTGGTGTCGTAGACGTTGCTGTGGACACGGGCGGCGTACTGGGTGACAGTGGTGGCGCTCATGACAGGCCCTCCAGTTCCTCGCGCAGCTCGTTGACCTGGCGCATGAAGTTGGCTCCGGCAGCGAAGTCACCGCGGGCGTTGGCTGCGGCGCTCAGGGCGAAGTTGCCCTCGATCTCGGTGCGCAGCTCGGCGGCGCGGGACTCGGTCGCGGTGCTCATGCCGGGACCTCGGTGGCCTTGGGCGCGGCCTCCTGGTCGCGCTTGGCGCGGAGGGCCTGCGTGCGGTCAGCGGCGGCCAGCCAGGCGTTGCGAGCGGCCACGAACTCGACCACCGACGCCTTCCAGCTGGTGCCGTACTTGCGCGGGTCCACCCCCTCCTCGGCGGCATGCATCGCGCGGATGGCCACCTTCTCGGCGGACCAGCGCATCGCCCCATGGGCCCGGTCGTACTCAGCCTCGGCCGCCTTGAGCAGGTCGGCGTGCCAGTGGACGCCGTCATGCACGTCGTCGTAGTCGATCTCGGCGCCGTGGATGACCGGGCGGTCACCGTGGTTCAGCGCGTGGGCGTAGACCTCCGTCGCGGTGGTCTCTACTGTCGGGAGTGACATTGCTATGCTTCTTCCATCTGGGGGCTCTCAGCTCGTCGCTTGCGGTGAAGGGCTGAGGCCCCTGGTTTCTGTTTTCGAAGTGGTGCCGGGCGGTGCGGCTGCTTGTCTGCGGATCACCGGCCGCCCGGTGCTGGTGGTCGAGGCGGCGACCGGCTTCCCCCGCCGGCCGCCACCCCGAGTCAGGGCCCGCTCTCCCCGGAGCGAGAGCGGGAGTCGTGGGTCAGCCCCAGCTGCTGTCCTCGCGCATCCCCATCACCCCCCTTGGTGTTGTTCTCCTGAGCAGGAGTCGTGCCCCCTGACGCGAGCGCCCCCACGGCGTCCGCGGCAGGGGAGTCGGGGCCCGCCGCCTCGGGGAGGGAGGGTGAGGCGGCGGGGGTCTGGAAGTTGTGGGGCTTGCACCAGGTGGCCGGCACGCCGGCCTCCCGGTCCTCGGGCCAGCAGGTGCACGTCGTCTCCATGGCCAACTCGATGTGCCCGCGTTGGAGCAGGTAGAGGCCGACTACCTGGAGTACGTCCCAGCCGGTCGCCCGACGCGCCTGGATGTTGAAGACGGGGTCTTCCTCGGCGATCGCGCTCGCCTCCGCGGCACGCGCCGCGTCCAGGCCGGGGTAGGGTCCGGAGACCTTGTGCCGGTCCATGCAGGTCATCAGCCATCGGCTCGTCCGACGCGGGCTGCTGCGGTGGGAGTAGATCCGCTTGCGCACGTCCGCCGTGCACCCGATGTAGATCAGGAAACCGTCAGCATCGAAGCACCGGTAGAGGTAGTGGGGGCGCATGTCGTTGCTCATGCGTCTGCCAGCCCGTCGAACCAGGCGTCGAGTGCCTCAGAGGAGATGACCGTCTTGCCGCGCTCGCCGGTGGGACTGGTGTTCTTGGCGCGCAGGCGGCCGGCGCTGATCTCCTCCTTGATCTTCGGAACAGAGAGGCGCATCTTGGAGGCCGCCTCGGGGATCGTGAAGTACTCCCGCGGCCCAGGGGACAGTTCCTTGGTGCTCATGCCGTCTCCTCGGGGATGAAGCCGCTCGGCGGCACGTCGAGCGCGCGGGCGATGGCGAACACCTCATTGACAGTGAGGGGGAGCTGTCCCTGAAGGCGGCTCCGGAGCCTGTCCCGCGGGATCCCGGTCCGCCGGACCATCTCCCGCTCGCTCACCTTCGCCGTCTTCATTGCTGAGACGACCCGGCGAGCCACCAATTCGCTGTCCGTGTCCATGTAAGGACCATACGTGTCTGTGGTTGGCCTGACAAGACCAATCTCAAACACGATTCTGAAATATAGCCCGTTTGGGTGGTGTGGACCGGGACCAGGCCCTGTGGTGTCATTGCAGACACAGACGGTGTCTCAGAGGACACCGAATGGTCTAGAGAGGACATGATCGATGACCGAGATGGAGCCCAACGAAGCCTTCCGGCTGACCCTCCGCGCGGAGCGGCACGCCCAGGGCATGACGATGCAGGAGTTGGCCGACTCGGCGGATGTCAGCATGAACTCGCTGAAGAACTACCTGAACCGGGGCAACGCGATGAACCTGGACGTGGTCAATAGGCTGGGCCGCGCTCTCGGCCTGACGCCGCGCGAGTTGCTGCAGATGGCCGTGGAGCGCATGGACCGGGCGGCTTCGAGTGACGATTCATCAAAATGAGCGATGCAATTCGTCTGGTTGTAACGTTCTTCCACGCGGATCGTGCTATTTGCATAGGCTCGACCAGGACAGGCCGCAGAGCGCGGCCTAGCCCTAGGAGGGGATAGAACCACCGTGCTTGAAGCCCAGATCACCATCCGTACAGTGCTTGTCATCGCCGGCCTGTACGGAGCCCTCTCGTTCGCGCTCGTAGACCGTCGCCTGACCCGGGCGAACGAACGGGCCGCGCGAGAGGAACTGACTGCCTACGTAGCCGGGTACCGCCTCGGCATGCGTCAGCTCACGCCTCACTGAGAGTCTGCGTCGGCCGCGCTGTCCTCGGTCCAACCTGCTGCCCGTACCTCGGCGAGCAACTCACCGACAGCCGCCGCCATCGCCTCGGCCTCTCCGACCTGGTAGCCCCGGGTCGTCTTGATGGAGGCGTGACCCATCAGGGCAATCTGCACGGCGTCGCTCGCCGACGACTCGCCCAGCCGCGTTGCCGCGGTGTTCCGGCACTCGTGGACGTAGTAGTGCCGGCCGCTGGGGTGGCGGACGCCGGCGGCGTCTTGGATCGCGTACCACTCGGTGCGGTCCTCGGCGTCGGACTTCGGGAGTCCGCGCTCGTTCGGGAAGACCAGGTTCACCCCGTTCATGCACTTCGACTCCGGGCGGCGCCCGAGCCAGCGGCGCAGCGCCCGCTCGAAGGCAGGGTCATCCAACGGCAGGGGGCGGTTCCCGGTCTCCGTCTTCACATCCACCAGGTGGTAGCCCTTGTAGAGCTGGATGGACTCGTAGTCCTGCGGCACGCGGAAGCCTTTGGATCTGTCGCGCTTGTCCACGTAGGGCAGCGGCTGCAGTTGCCAGTCGAGGCGGATGCTCTTGTTGTCGAAGTCGATGACGTCGTCCGTCAGCCCGAGCGCCTCCTCGAGCCGGATGCCGTAGATGAGCGCGATCGCCCAGCGGATGCCGTGGGGCATCCGGGAGGCGACCAGCAGGCACTTTACGACGTCCTCCATGGGCATCGCCTGCCGGTCGTTGCGCGGCGTGCCGGGGAGCCGGACGAGGTAGATGTTGGGCGGCACCCGGTGACCCTCGGTCTCGGCGGCCTTGAGCATCGTGTAGAACTTGCGGCGGGTGTCATGGACGGCACCCGTGGCGGCGCCGGTTCCCTTGCGACCGCCCTTGTCGTACTGCAGCTTGTCCAGCGCGCGCACGTCGGCGGGCGTGAGCTTCGAGAGCTGCTTGTTGCCGAGCGCCCGAACGACCCACTTCGTGAGCGCGCCCCTGGTGGCGGTGTAGGAGTTGGGTCGCATCTCGTTCACCCGGATGGCGAGGTAGTCGTCGACCCACTGCCGCACGGTGATGCGGTCGTTGGTGACCGCGCCGGTCTGGTTGTACTCGAGCGCCTTGTCACGGATCTTGCGCCGGGCGAGGGTGTAGGTCCGCCCGTAGGCGACGATGCGTTCGCGGGTTCCTTGCTCGGTCCATCCGCCAGTATCGAAGGCGCCGACCCATTGGCCCTTGCAGTCGTGCTCGGGCCGCTCGCGCTTCTTCTTCCCATCGACCTCGACGAGGACAGTCGGCGGGCATCCGCGGCGGGTCTCGCAACGCTGGTAGACGATGGGTTCGCGGTCATCCTCAGCCATCTGAGCACCTTTCTGAGGTGTAGCCAAATGTGTAGCCCAAAGGATATCCCCAGATGTGTTTCAGATGGTCCCAGATAGGCGTTATTCAGGCGTACAACGTGCCAGTCACACAGGCAATCGTACACCCTGACGATGTACGGTTAGACGAGCCGGTTACGCTCAACGATGGCAGGTATCGGCTCAGGTGTAGCCAACAGTGTAGCCGTGCGCGGGATGTATGGTCCGAAAACGTAAGAACCGCCCCGCCCTCCGAAGAGAGCGGGGCGGTTCGGTCGAGAGAGGGGACCTGCCGGGGTCAGTCTTTGAAGAAGACCCAGACGCCACGGCGGCGCTTCCACTTACCAGACGGCAGGCCGTAGCCTTTCTTGCCGGCGCGGAACCTGTCGGCCCTGGAGAGCTTCTTCGCTTTCCGGTCAGCGGCACGGGAGCGAGCGGTATCCTTCTTCCCCATTTTCGACCCTATCTAGAAAGTAAACTTGCCGATACGGTGGACGGATGGCCCGACAAGACGGACGCATCCCCGTGCACTACGCCCCCGAAGGCGTGGCCCTGTGTGTCGTTGGCCGGCGCCACGGGGTCGAGGTCACGGTCTCGGAGGATCCACGCGAGACGTCGTGCGGTCAGTGCGAGCGGATCCCCGCGTGGAAGCAGGCGTGGCGCGAGGAAGCGGAGCGGGCCGCGGAGAGGGCTCGCGCATGAGCGGCTTCCTCTACCACTTCCAGCCCGACGGGGCGGTGGGCCTCACCATGTGCGGCGTCCAGCCGGGCCGCGCGAACGTGGGCTCGGCGATCGACCGCGCGTGCTGGGCGTCCCTGTTCGCGCGGAAGTTGCGTGACGGGGATCCGACGTGCGAGACGTGCTGCGACCACTTCGAGGCGTACCTCGACGGGCGACCCGGGCTAGCCGAGCGCCTGAAGGCCGTCGAGTAGGTCAGGCCGCGTCCATGTCGGGCTTGACGACCAGCCTCGCCGCGCCGACGTCCGCAGTCGGGTAGGTCTGCGTCTTCGTCGGGTCTGTGCACCGCAGGATCACGTCGTACTCCCCGGCGTCCAGCGCAGCGCCGGCGCAGACCACCTTGCCGTTCGGCAGGTCGTTGCTCGTCTCGGCGAGCGTGGTGAGGGTTCCGCTCGCCCGGTGCTTGACCTTGAGCACTCGCGCCGTGGTCGCCGAGAGGTTGACGGGGCCGCTCGCATCCGAGGCGATGAAGGTGACGGATCCGGTGTCGCTGTCCCACAGCACGTTCATGTGATCTCCAGGGTGGTAGTGGGGCCGGTGTCGACGGTGAGGCCGCGGGTGGGGCCGACGTCCACGACGAGCGAGACGCCCTCGGTGGGCAGCGGCGGGATGCTCTCGTCGAGGATCAGCGCCTGGACGCCGGCGAGCACGAGCGCGGCGCTGTCGAGTGTGACCGACCCGCTGCCCGTCCCAGTGATGCTCGGGGTGAGCGCGGCGAGGGTGAGCGCACCCGGGTCCACGGCAAGGGTTGCGGCGCCGGCCCCGATCGCGGACGTGGTGAGCGCGGTCAGTGCCAGGGTGGCTGTGTCGGCTGCGATGCTGACGGACGCATCGGTGCCGAGGTTCTGCCCGGTGAGCACGAGTACACCGGTGTCCGCTGCGACGGAGGCAGCGCTCGAGCCCGTGGCTGTCGGGGTCAGGCCGGCGAGGCTGAGGACCGCCGTGTCTGCGGCGACGCTCTGCGGCCCGCCTGCGCTGGCCGCGGTCGGGGTCTGCCCGGTCAGGGTCACCTGAGCCGGGTCGGCCGCGATGCTGGCCGAGCTCGACCCGCTCGACGCGGGGGTCAGCCCTGCGAGCGCGACGGAGCCAGGGGCAGCCGAGACCGTGGTGGCGCCCGATCCTGCGGCTGCAGTCTCCTGGCCCGCGAGCACGGTGGTCCCGACGTCGGCGGCGATGCTGGCTGCACCGGTGCCCGCGAGAGTGGCCTGCTGGCCGGACAGGCTGAGCACCGCGGTGTCCGCGGCGGTCGAGGACGCACCGCCGTTCGCCGTGACGTCGAGCCCGGCCAGAGACAGCAGAGCGGTGTCGGCCGCGACCGTGGCGTCTCCGGTGCCCGCCATGGTCGGCGTCTGCCCAGCGAGCGCCGCGGCTGCGACGTCGGATGCGATGCTCGCGGCACCGGACCCGGCGAGGGTCGGAGTCTGGCCGGCGAGGGCGGTCGTAGCGGTGTCGGCAGTGGCGCCGCTGCTGGCCGCGGTGCCGAGCACCTCGTAGGCGGCGATGCGGTAGTCCTGCCCGGATGGCACGGACATGCCGACGGTCTTGGCCCCCGCGGCGCCGGCGTCGGGGTAGTAGGCGACGAAGACGGTGTACTCCGCCGCGTCGCGGAAGTAGACCCGCTCCAGGCCATTGTCCTGGGTCGGAGTCGTGCCGTTGACTGCGACCCAGGCGCGGGTCGTAGCGTCCGCGGCTTCCCAGTCGGTGACGATGACGACGATGGCGGAGTTGGCCTGCGTGGTGGTGATCGACAGCGAGGGGGCGCCGTCGTTCGCTCCGGTCGCCGCCGGGGGGCTGGCCCCGATGCCGTCGGAGGCGGTGAAGTGCAGGACCACATGGCCGTAGGTTCCCGAGCCTGCCGCCCGCGTGGCAGAGACCGTGGGCGACTGCGCCGCCGTGGCCACCGTCGCCGCACACTGGGCGTAAGGCTGGGATGTGCCCGAGCCGGAGCCGGTCGCCTCGGTCCACGTGTAGGCCGTGCCCGAGTTCGACCAGGTGTAGTTCGGCGACGTGCCGCCTTGGGAGGAGGCGAGCGCGCTGATCAGCACATCACCGACGGCGACGGACGCGATGGAGCCCGTCGTCTTGGGGGAGGTCGTCGTGTTCCAGGCCGTGGGGACGCTGGTGACGAAGGTGGGTGCGGCCATGGGACTACCTCCCCAGCGTCACGATCACTTCTTCCGGAACAGGGTGTTGAGCGGCGGGGTGGAGTCGTCTGAGATGTAGAAGCCCCGGATGTCCGAGAAGCTGTCCATGCCCAGCTGAGTCAGCTCGGGCTCGACGATCTCCCGGGTTTCGTCGGCCGCCAGAGTGAGACTGCGCCAGGTGCCGCCCGTGCTCTGGAAGTGGACGTACCAGGTGTCCTCGTTCGAGTTGGTCGCCCTCACCAGCGCCACCGGGCCGTCGCATCCGGTCTCCTTGGTCGAGACGCCGTCCCAGCCGTAGCGGCAGTAGATCTTGACGTTGTCGGTCTCGAGCTCGGTCTCGTTGAACTCCGCATCCCGCGATGCGGGGTCGCACGTTCCCGCGGGCATCAGGAGGCCCGCACGAGGTCGGCGATGGTGACGGTCAGGTTGGAGCCGTTGGTCGGCACCACAGAAGCGAACGTGATCACGCCGCACAGCTGGCGGGTGGTGTCGTTGGTGTCCGTGGTGGCGTCGTACCAGAACGCGCCGTAGATGTTGTCGCCGGCGGTGGCGCTGGTCCACGTCAGGTCGGAGGCGTCCATGTTGACCCGGTTGTTGGTGTCGTCCTGGGCGGCGTTGGTCCGCGTCAGGTTGAGACGGCCGGCGGTGCCCTGGCCGGTGTACCAGCCACCTGCGGGCTCGTCGACACCGGTGAGCGCGAGGAACGCGGAGACGGTGGCGACGTCCTGGACCTCGGCCTCGGTGTCGATGGCAGCAGGGATGGAGGCGCCGGAGAGGAGCCCGACGCGGAGGGCGGTGGCGCCAGCGTCGTCCCATGCGCCCTGGAGGAGCAGGAGCTTGCCGCGGTTGGTCAGCCAGTGGGCCATGATCAGATCTCCGTGTTCTTCGGGGCGCGCTTGACGACGGGCGCCGCGGTGAGCCCGGTGCCGACGAGACCGGCGAGGGCGATGGACAGGACCTCGGACATCCGCATGCCGTCATCGACGAGCGGGATGGCCACAGAGATGGCGGCGACGGCGCCGCCGAGGACGGCGAGGCCGGCCTGCTTGAGGGTCGGGTTCATGACAACTCCTTGACGATGGGCTTGAGAATGTGCCTGTAGAACCAGACGCCCAGCCCTACCCAGAACGCGGAGAAGGCGAGGCGGCCGGCGGGGGTGTCCGTATGGAAGCCCCAGCGGGTCACGTCCGAGAGCGTGGGGATCTTGAAGCCCCGCGGCTCCTTGCGCTGCTGGCGAAGGGCGATGATCTCCAGGGCGATGCCGATCCCAAACGGCACGGCCCAGGGCAGCCGCTCCATGTCAGGCCTCGAAGACCCAGATCTTGACCGGGTGGTCAGACCCGAAGTTGCCGAGGTTCTGCCCGGAGACCTTGCGGCAGTCGCGGAAGACGGCGAGGTCGATCCCGCCGCCGTCGACCACCGCACCACCGGGAGCGCCGACACGGGTGACCACGGTGCTGTTGTTCTGGTTCCAGTCGCCCACGATGATCACGGGCTCGTCGGCCGGGAAGGTCTTGAGGACGTTGACCATCGCGGCGTTGGACTCGCCTAGCGCCTCGCCGAACGGGCCATGGAAGTCGATGACCCTCCAGGTCACGCCGTCCTTCTGCACGGTGACCCGGCGGTGCACGCGGGGGTCGTGCCAGGCGCCGACGACCGGGCCCTTCCACGGGATGACCATCTCGAGCGCCGCCGTGACCTTCACCTCGACGCCGTCGCGGACCAGGATGATCTGCTCGGAGCGTTCCTCGATGTACCCCTCGGTCTTCGCCGGGTAGCCGTAGCCCTGGTAGCGGAACGTGTAGCCGGGGACCTTGCCGACGAGGTCGGGCGCGTCGTAGCACTCCTGCAGGCAGACGACATCCGGCTTGTGCGCGGCGAGGATCGGCAGGAGTTCGGGGAGCACGGCGCCGGTCCACGAGCGGTTGGTCTTGACGTTCCAGGTCATGACCTTCAGGAGCGAAGGCAGCGCGGGGTCGCGGGTCGTGGTGTCCGCGCCGAGCACCCAGTTGCCGGCGGAGGTCTCGATCCAGCCGTCGTTGCCGTGCCCGGAGCCGTCGATGACCTGGAACTTGTAGCCCGCGGGGATGTCGCGGATCTTCGTGCCGCCGGGGGTCTCGTGGACACCGGTCGTGCGGATCGCCCAGCGGGTGTGGGTGGTGACAGGCGGGGGCGGAGGTGCGGAGAGGGCTGCCATCTTGGCGGCCACGTCGGTGCGGAACTCGCCCATGTCGAGCAGGCCCGGATCCCACTTGCCGGTGACGCTGGTCTCCTTGTGGCCACGCACGGTCTGGACAGAGTTGCCGGTGACCTTGAGCGAGAGGACCGCGCAGAGCAGCACGTACGCGTCGCACTGCGCCTTGCTCCACCCCTGCGAGCCGCTGTTCATCGCCTCGATGCCGATGTAGAGCGCGTTGCCGTCGCCAGCCGCCACGGTCCCGGAGGCCTTCGCGGTCCCGGCGTGGTTGGCCCGGCCCGAGGCGCAGACGTAGACGATGCCCTCGGCGGAGAGCGCGAGGTTGCACAGCGGCGCGGGGAGGTCGGAGCGGCCCGTGACAGCCAGCCACCGGGCGTACTCGCGGTCGTTGGTCGCGTCGGTCATGCCGTCGTACGAGCCGGTGTGGTGGCAGAGCACGCCGACCGGGTCGAAGTTGCCGGTCGAAGCCGGGCGGCCGCGGCCGTACCAGCCGTCGATCTCGACGACTCTCAGGCCTGCCGCACTCAGCAGGGCGGGCAGGTTCTTCGGGAGGTGAACGTAGGCCATCGGGCCCTCCTAGGGATGCGTGGGATGCAGGCGACCCCCGCGCGGCATCCCATCCGCGCGAGGGTCTGCTAGGCCCGACCCCTCACCCAGATGGGGGCAGGAATGAGGGGCCGGGTGTCAGTGAGACCTCAGTGAGGTCGAGTGACGTATGCAGTGAGGTCAGGCGTCGGCGCCGAACGCGGCGTCGCGAGCGCGGCGCAGGGTGCGAATCAGGTGGTTGATCCCGTCGCGGTCCATCTGCGAGTGCTCGGCGTAGACGTCGGGGTCCGCGACGCCGCCTCGGTCGAGGATGACGGCGACCTGTACATAGCCGTCGACGAGGCCTTTCTTCGACCAGCCGACCTTGACCGCGGCTTCGCTGATTGCGACCTCGGCCCCGGTGCAGGAGGGCGGGCAGTGCGGCTCACCCTGGTCGCTGCAACCCGCGTGCGACCTCGCCGTCTGGCCGTACCAGCGGTTGTTGATGTACTCCTTGGGCATCGCGCCCACCTCTTTCGAGGTACGCCCCATCACGGGGCAACCGGCCGCGGTGTTGCGGCACGGTGGTCTTGGTCAGGGCCCGACTGGCGAGCACTCGACGGTCTGCGTGGTGCCGTCGGTGAAGGCGAAAGTGAAGCGGCCGATGCCTTGCTCACAGGTCACGGACTCGATGCCGCGGCCGTCGTCACCGCGGCAGTTGCCGTCCGCGCAGAACACGGCGAGCCGGTCGTCGACCTGCTGATCGGTCGGTCCGGGTCCGCGGCAACCGTCGTCGCCGCAGTTCCGAGCCACGGCAGCATCGATCTGCTCTGCGGTCACAGCCGGGGCATCTTCGCCATTCGTCCCGTTGGTGCCGTCCTTGGGAGGCGCGGCGTCCTTGCCTCGGCAGTCACCACAGATCGTCGTGAGGGCGGTCTTGACCTGCGCCTCGGTCGGCCGGCATCCGGACTTCGCGCCACAGATCACTTCGACCGCCTTCAGCACCTGGGCGTCGGTAGGGCCGAGTGGGCGAGGGGCAGCAGAGGGATTGGCGGGGTCGACCACTGGCTTGCCGCCGAGGCGTTCAACCTGCTCGGCGAGTGCCTCCATCTGTGCCAGGTGCTTCTTGGCGGCACCCTCCTGCTCCTCGAGCTCGGCACGGAGGGCAGTGCGGTCGGCCTTGGACTCCTCCAGTTGGGAGCCGAGGGTGTCGACGCGATCGCCGATGCTGAAGAGGCCATAGCCGATGAGGCCCATGACCATCACGAGGGCGATGAACCTGAGGCGTGGGCTCATGATCCCGGCTTCCCTTGGAGGAGGTTGGCGACGAACAGCGCGGTCGGAATGGCGATCGAGGCGGCGACCCAGCGGACCCAGGTGCCGACCTTCTCCCGCTCGGCCTTCTCTTCGGCGATGTCTGCCTTGCGGGCCGTCTGCTCAGCAGTGATCGCCCTCTCGCGGGCGGCCTGCTCGTCCTTGATGGCCGCGATTCGCTCGGCCTTCTCTTCGGCGATGTCTGCCTGCTGTGCGGCGAGGCGCTCGTCTACGCGGCGCTGCTCGGCGAGGAAGACTTCCTGCGAGACGAGCTTGGCGATGTCGGCGCGGACGTTCGCGAATCCCTCTCGCTGCACGCCGGCAAGAGACTCGATCGCGCGCTGGAGTTCGGCGTTGCCGGGCTCATCTGGCATTGGGCGGACCTCTCGAATAGGGCCCCGCCGGGTCGCGGCGGGGTCGTGTGGGTCAGTCGACTCAGGTCCGCCTGGCCCTGACCGACAGGACTCGGTGCGTGATATCCAAGCTCGCGCCGGAGTCTTGGTAGACCTGCATCTCGAGCGTGTGGCCGGCAGCGAGGGGGCCGGTGTATTGCTGCGCCATCGTGGTGTTTGTGGTCGCCGCCCCGAGCGTCGATGCCTGAGGCGTGGTGTTGTTGCCGCCGTCCATCGTGATCCTGATACCCCTGCGGTTCGTCGATCCAGTCCAGACGACCGAGAATGTGACGTCTACGTCACATTCGACCGTGGCCGTGACGACGCCCAGGGCATAGGAGGCAATACCGGTAGTCCCAGACTCGGTGCCCGCCATGCCAGTGAAGGCCGTGGAGTATCCGCCGACCGTTGTCCAGGTGCCGGACGGAATCGCCAGCGTGGCGGTGCTGTAGGCGGCGTAGCGCCAGTTGGTTCCGCCGATCACGCGGGACCACGCAGATCCGTTCCACGTGATGTATCGCCCGGTGTCGGTCTCGTAGATCGTCATGCCGTTGACTGGCGAGGCCGGGCGAGTGCCTGAGGTGCAGACGATGACGGACTGCTTCATCAGGTAGTCGTTGACTTCAGCGGAAGGGAGTGGGCCGGCAACGAAGGTCTTGAACGGCATCTCAGGCCTCCTGATCGTCGAGCGGGGTCAACGCGTCGAGCTCCTCGGCGCGGGCCAGCGTGGGGCATGGGTAGGGGGTGTCGGTGCCGGACGCGAGGGTGCATGTCCAGCAGTAGTTGCCGTTCTCGGTCTCGGTGATGATGTGGCCCTCGTTGACCAGCTCCATCAGGGACTTCATGCAGGGGCCTCCTAGAACGCGGGCATCACGTCGGGGCCATCAAGCAGCGACGTGTCGAGGAAGAACGGGCGGGGCATGTCGTCGTACAGCTCGGTGATGTCGAGCGGCGAGGTGTAGAGGGTCATCGACCACGACCCGCCGGCGACAATGTCCATCTCGATGCCCTCGGTGGAGTACGTCCCGTCAAGGGTGCGGTTCCAGGCCTGGCGGCGGACGCGGACCACTTCGGCCAGATCTAGAGCGAGAAGCACCCGGGCGACAGACGGCTGCGAGAGAACGTCGACCTTGACCGAATCCACCCGCGTCGCACCGCGAGAGCGGCGAGTTGCACGCCACCGCGCCATGGTCTCGGCGTCGGTGTCGTTGTAGAGCGGGACCTCCACCGTCTCCGACCAGACCCGCTGGTTGCGGTCGACCGAGTCGTCGTCCTGTGCCGAGACGGACTCCTTGCCGCCCGACTCCAGATCCCCGCGGGTGATGACCGTACGGTTGATGATCCGGCCCACCGACGTCGAGGTCTGGATGTCGTCGTACTCGATGTCGTCGGTGGCTGTCAGGTTGTCGGTGAACGTGGCCGCCGGGGCGTAGGCGAAGTCGTCCGCGTGCGTGCCGATGTGCAGTTGCCCGTCAGCGCGGACGAACAGCCTCCCGCCCTCGCAGGCGGCCACCTCGCGCAGCTGCGAGCCGACATTCCCGCCGCCACTGGTGGCCAGCATCTGCCGGGTCAGGCTGCTCCCGAAGGACGCATCCCAGATCGTCAGGCCGGCGAACCCCAACGCCCAGAGCGCTCGGTAAAGGGTGACCGCGCCGTCGCCGATCGGTGGGTCATACGGCGGGATGTTCGCGGTGTTCAGGTTTGCCAGGTCGTCACTCGCCATGATCGTCACCGTCGGCTCATACGTCCGGTCGATCGTGACGTCGTCCATGCTGCCCGTGAACAGCGGGAGGACCACGATGGTGCCCAAGTACTGCACCAGCGCCGAGACGCGGACCGGGGTGCCTGTCGTCAGGACCGGCGAACCCTTCGACGTCATCAGCGGGGAGGACGGATTGTCCGGGTCGAACACCCCGTCGTAGTCGTCGAGGGTGATCGTGCACTGACCGGCATCGATCTCCGAGTCGTCGGTCTGGCGACCGCGGCGAATCGAGACAGACCGCGCATCCGGGATCGCACGCCACCGCGGGGAGTCGACGAGCGCCACGTTGGCATCGTCGAGCGAGTCACGGTCGAGGACGAAGTCGGTGGCCCGGACCTCGAGCGCGTCGATCTCGACGATCGCCAGGGGGCGCGACGCGATGTCCGTGTCGTATCCGGCCCACCTCGAGACCGACATGTTCGGCGCCCCATCCCAGACGGCGCCCGGGTAGGTGCCGTCGAAGTACGGGTAAGAGGTGGTGGTGCCCTCGTCGAAGAGTGCGTAGTCGATCTCGACCCAGTGCCCCGCCGTGGAGACGACCGCGTTGGAGATCTGCAGCACCGCCGTGTCCTGGTCGGCGGTGTAGTTGAACGCCCCGATCTTGAACAGCGGCTCGTTGGTCGCGAACGTGGCGCCCGTCGCGGTCGCGATACCGACCACTCGGGCCTTGACCGTCGTCGCGCCGGACGCGGACGGCACCGACGCCCACACGCGCGAGGTCTGGCCCACGGTCAGTCCGGTCAGGGTGATCTGGGCGCCGGCGGTATCCACGGCGGCACTGGCAGGGAAGGTCACGCGTGCGCGCCAGCTCCCCTGGTTGAACGACGCTGCCACGGTCGCTCCACCGAAGGCGGACCAGAGGGTCAGGTCCCCGTTGTTGAACGATGGGTTCCTGACCCGCTGGACTCGATCGATGAGCGCCATCAGGAGACCCTGAGAATCGAGACCCGCTGACCCTGCTTGCGTCGGAGATCATCGATGCCGCGGGCGATCGAGGCGATTAGGTCACCCTCGGAGACCACCGTGCCGTTGACGGTCAGCTGGATGACGATCGGCTGGCCACCGCTCGACGTACGGCGGCGTCCGCCAGTCAGCGGGACCATCGCCTCAGGGCCAGCCTCGCCGACCATGGCCAGCGTCGGGCGCGTGACGATGCCGCCCTTCGCGAACCCAGGGACGGTCTTCTTGATGGTCTCCATCAGGTACTTCGCCAGCGCGCGCATGGCACCCGCCGAGAACAGTCCACCACCGCCGACCTTCGGGAGCAGGCTCGAGACCTGGTCCTTGAACCAGGCCATCGAGTCCTTGAACTTCCCCCACAGGTTCGAGAGGAACCCAGCCCCGCCAGCGCCGAGGTGGGCGCGGCGGGTGAACATGCTGTGGTCGGCGCCGCGAGCAGCGGAGCCGACACGGACAGAGCCGTTGGTCGACTCCACGTTCATGCCGTCCAGCGTTCCGGCGACGTGGCCAGGGTTGCCCGTGAAGGCACCCACGGTGAACTGGCCGGGGCCGGACTTGAAGCCGGGCCACGGGAACGACGCCGAGGTGCCCATGCGGGAGTACGGCGAGCGACCCAGCAGCACATTGGCGATCGCAGACATGAAGCCGGAGCAGTCGTAGCCGACCGGGCCGACACCGCCCCAGATGTAGGGCTTACCAGCCTGCGTCTTGGCGAACCGCTTGGCCGCCTCGATGCGCTGAGGGTCCAGGCCACCGCCGCCGGCGAACCCGAACGGGCCCCACTTCGCGCCGCTCTTAGCGGTCGCCAAGCCGAGGTCACCGGTGCGGGCGCTGCGGTCGACACGGCCGCGGGCGAGCAGCGAACGCATCCTCGAGATGACGCCGTGACCACCAGCGTTGCGGACCTCCGCGGCGGTGAACACGTGCTCGCCATTGGAGAGGCGGGCCGGGATGCTGTCCGAGGTCGCCGAGCCAGGACCACGCACGGGGCCACCGGAGCGGAACGTGCTGATCTGGTCGAGCGGACCCTTGCCGGGGATGACCTTGTTCACCGCGGAGATGAACGGCCGGATAGCCACGGTGATGATGCCGTTCAGCGGCTTCTTCGTGAGCTCCTTGACCTTGTCCCACATCGTGCGCAGACCCGAGACGATGCCCGAGGTCAGGCCGCGACCGACCGAGGTGAACTTGTCCTTGAGCCAGCCGAGCTTGGTCTTGAACTTGTCCCACGCCCACGACCCCAGCGTCTTCAGCTTGTCGCCGATCGAGGTGACGCCAGACCAGATCTTCTTGCCCGCCGTGATGGCCATGTTGCCGATGCGGCCGTAGAGCGCCTGGTTGCCCTGCTTCCACTTGCCCCACACCCAGCCGCCGACGCCCGCGAGGGTCTTGCCGATCTGCTTGATCCCGGACCACACCTTGTCGCCCAGGGTCTTGCCCATGGAGCCGACCTTGCGCAGCGTGCCGACGAAGGAGTCGCGGAGGAACCCGGCGAACTTCTTCACCCGGTCCCAGGCGTTCGAGGTCTTCTTCGGCAGGTCGATCAGCCAGGCGACAACCTTGATGCCCTTGTCGACCACGGCGACCAGGGACTTGACCAGGCCGACGACCAGGAACCCTGCGAACTTGATCAGCGGCGGCAGGACCTTGCCTAGAATTGCCGACTGGACCTTGAACAGCCAGCCGATGACCCTGCCACCGATGACGAGCACCTTCGAGATGGTCGGCTGCCACTCGGCGAACTTCGTGCGCAGCTGAGCGACCAGCGGGACGACCTTCTCGCGGATCACGCCGCCGATCGCCACGAAGACGGGCTTGAGGTTGCCGCCGACCGTCTTCGCGACCCGCATGACCGCGCCGGCCACCGTGCCGAGCCGCTCGCGGAACTTGCTCGTTCCACCCTCGGCACCCCGGAAGCGATCGACGAGCCCGCCGATGGCCTTGCCTACGACACCGAAGACCGGGCCGAGCTTGTCCTTCAGCCACGACCAGGTCTTCGAGATCGCCGGGATGCCCTTGTTCAGGAACCACGTGGCCATCACGGTCACGACCGGGATCAGCTTCGAGCCGATCGTCTCGCCGGTCTCGTCCATGACGAGCTTGAGGCGACCCATCTTGCCCTCGAGCGTGTTCGCCGCGGTCTTCGCCTGGCCGCCGAACTTCTTCTGCAGGTCACCCTGGAGCTCGGCGAAGGACTTCGTCTTGCCGTTCGCGTCCTTGGTCGCCACGCCGAGACGCGAGAGGCCACCGATCTGCCCGTTCTGCGCCTTGGCCAGCGCCTCGGTGACCTGCTTCAGGCTCTTGCCCGTACCGGCCGAGACATCCATGCCGAGAGAGGCGAGCTTCTGCGCCTTGCCGACATCGCCAGTGGCCACGACGAGGCGGTCCATCGCAGGACGCAACTCGTCGTCGGTGATGCCGAGAGCGAGGCCCTGCTTGGTGATCCACGACTCGACCGACGCGATGTCCTTCTTGCGCGCGCCGGCGGCGTTCGTGAGGGTCTTGGCCAGCTTCTTCTGTGCGGCCTCGTCCTCGATCGCGCCCTTGGTGAGCTCGCCCAGCTTGACGACGGCCAGGCCAGCGCCAGCAGCGAGGCCGAGAGCGCCCGCCTTCGCGGCGGTGCCCAGGACCTTGGAGGCCTTGCCCATCTTCTTGCTGGACTTCTCCGCCGCGTCGCCGACCTTGTCGAAGGTCTTCGAGGCGGACCGGTCGCGGGCGATGACATCGACGTGCACCTTGGGGTCAGCCATGGTCACTCACCTCCGTCGTCGGCGTCGCGCTGCAGTTGGTCTTTGATCCAGGCCAGGCGCATCTCGACGGATGCGGTCTCCATGCGCTCCAGATCCCAGGGCTTCAGGCCCAGTAGGTGCTCGAACCAGGGGCCGTAACGTGCGACCTCCTGGACGAGCGTCAGGCTTCCCCCGGAGCGGCCTCCGCAGGCTCGTCGTCGTCACCAGAGCCGGGGCAGCCGTGGCCGCCCTCGTCGTCGGTGTTGTCGTCGTTGAGCCACTGCTTGCAGTCAGGGCAGAGGAACTGCGGGTCGAGCTCGTCGAAGTCCGGCTCCACCGAGGACAGGGCCAGCTTCGGCTCGTCGCGCTTGCGGAGCACCCACAGGAGCGCCTGCATCGCGATGCCGGAGCCCTCCAGTAGACGCTCGTTGAACCGCGCCCACGGCCAGTCCGTGACCTTCTCGGTCTGGACCCGGATGTCCCAGGTCGGGTTCTGCAGGTTGAAGGACCACTCGCGCGCGGATGCGCCCTCAGGAGTCCACACCAGCTTGAAGTTGTCGGCCATCAGAGACCGCCCCCCATCTTCGAAGCAACAGAGGCCATCACGGCTGTGATGGCCCGACGAATCTCAGGCGTCTGGTCATCGACCGCCGCCGCGAACACGGTCGGCTCAACGCCCTTGGTCTGCTCGACCCAGACATCCCGATTGCCGTACACCGGGTGACGCAGGCGCTTCCCGGTGATCGTGCGGATGTCATGCCCGCGGGCGCTGAAGACCATCGAGACACCCGCCCACTTGCCGCCCTTGACGGCCGTGCGGGACCGGGTCGCCTCCCGGATCGTGGCGGCCAGGCCACCGCGCTTCGGGAGCGCAGTCGGGACGACCTCGACCAGCTGGCCGCGGATGTCTTTCGACACCCGGTTCAGGCCGCCACGGAGTTCCTTCTCCAGCGCCTTGCGGTTGCCGTGCGCGCGGATGTTCTTGACCAGACGGTCAATGTCATCCGCGGTGAACTCGGCGTCGACCATCGTCAGATCGCGGTGGAGTCCGCGCTGATCAGCTTGACCTGGAACGGGTTGTTGGTCCCGTCCGCGTAGACCTCGAACTCGACAGCAGCCTTCACGATGTCCGGGCCGTCGACCTTCGGGGTCACCTTCTTGATCTTGATCATCGGCATGATGAACTCGAGCGTGTTCTTGTCGGTGCCGGAGATGACCGAGCCCTCGAACAGGATGCGCAGAGTGGTGGAGGTGTTCGCCTTGAACGGGGTGTAGAACTCGCTCTGGCTGTACTCCGCCTCCAGGGTCCCGGTGATGGTCGGGATGCCGTTCTCCAGCTGCTCCTTCTTGAGGCCCGCGTTGCCGAGCCCGTAGCGCTCAGTGGCGAGCGCGTTGTCGCCCTTGAGGGAGATCGAGTTCACGACCGAGGTGACCGCGGTCGGGGAGCCGCCGACCGCCAGTTCCGTGGTTCCGGAGATGGTGCCGCCGAGAGTGAACGCGGTGCACTGGGAGAAGTTGAACTCCTCCACGCCGGCGACGTACGACGCGGTCGCCAGCGCGGTCGCGGTGGCCTCGTCCCAGCCGTCGAAGTCCAGGGAGAACTTGGCGGTCTCGTTGTCGGAGACCGAGAACTCCCAGCCGGTGACCTTGCAGCCGGAGTAGGTGTGCGCCCGCGTGGTGTACGGCGAGACAGGCTCGGGTCGGCCGACCTGGATGGTGGCCGACTTGCCAATCAGGTCGCCGGTCTGGTGAACCTGCTTGTACGCCGAGCCGAGCACCAGGGTCGGAGTGGTGACCGAGGAACCCAAGGCCAGCTTCCAGAAGGTGCCCATGAGCCGGGTCGCGTGGTTCATCTCCAGCGAGCCAGTCACCTGCTTGCGCGACTGCACGAGCCGCGAGCCGCGCTTGAACTTCACGCCGGCGCGCAGACCCTCGGGCTCGATGAATGACGGGTCGAACTCGAACCCTTCGCTGTTGAACTCCGGGAACTTGTCGACCGTGACCGCGGTGCCGACCGTGGTCTCGAGCTTGACGCCTACCTGTGCGTCCAAGCCGGTTGCTGTGACCATGGATCAGCTCTCCTTCTTCGCGCGGGTGCGCGACGACGTGGTGGGCTCGGGCGACGACTCGCCCGGCTCGTCTTCCTGCGCGGGCAGGGAGAAGCAGTAGGCGTCCTCGGTGTCGTCGTCGATGTAGTCGCCCTCGGGCGGCGTGACGAGCTCCCAAGAGGACTTGGGCCAGGCGCGGCCGACGAAGTTGGCGTCCTTGACGGTCACCTTGTCGCCGGGCTGGATGGGTGGGGCGTCCGCGCGGAACAGCGACAGGACGTCCGGGGTGATGTTCTTGACGACAGCCACGGGAGCTCCTCAGAATCGGGCTTTGAACTGGATCTCGAAGTAGTGCACGACCGACGAGCCGTTGTCGGCCTGGATCTGGGTCGTGGTTGTGCGGGCACCGAAGCCGGTCCACATCACCGAGGCGACACCGAGCGTCGGGTCCTCGCGGTGTGCGGCGCCGATCGCGTCGACCATCGAGCGGATGCCGGCTCGGGCAGTAGCGAGCCCCTCGGACTCGCCGTTCCACGACACGGCGCAGCACATGACCGTGCCCTCCTCGTCGCGGCGATGAGCACCGAGACCGGCCCATTCCTGGGTCGTGTCCGCCGAGGTTGGGACCTGGTCGGAGTTCGGGTCACCGACGCCGACCATGACGAAGTCGCCAGGGTCATCAGTGATGCCGGTGCCGTCGTAGACCGCCACGGTCGGGAGGGCGGTCCTGTAGGCAGCGACCAGGGCGTCGATGACGTCGAGGACGAGCGTGCCGGGCATCAGGCGAACCCGTTCGGCTCGTAGTCCGTGATCAGCTGCTCGACCCGGAACGGAAGTGTCTTCGCGCTGCTGGGCAGCGAGTTGGACAGCTGATCCGACTGAGCCGCCCCCGGACGCGTCGAACCCCCGCGCTGGGTGGTCCACAGGTGACGCGTCATCTCGCGCAGTGCCTCGGCGAGATCGTCAGGCAGCGGGCTGTACCCAGCGACGTACACCACGTCGTACGTGCCGCTGAACGTCGCGCCGCGGACCGCGTTGATGTCGTCGACCGTGAGGGCCACAACCGAGACCGCGGTCCCGCCGACCGGGGTGATCGAGGTGATCTCGGTCGCCGGGAACGTCGGACGGTGCCGGTCGAAGTATGGCAACTGCATGACTCCGGAGGCGGTCACGCGAACCGTCACCGTCGTCCGCTCCATCAGGCCGACGCGCTTCTCGAGCTTCGACTGAGCGGAGGCCAGCTTCTTGGCGAGCTCGGGGAACTTCGCCGTGTCACTGATGTTGAGGTGGTCGGCGACGTCCTGAGTGTCGAGCGCGGACACCTCGGGGACCTCAGTCCTTCTTGGCCTGGGTGCGGGTCCGCTTCTGCGCCGGCGGTGCGTCGGCGGTCTCGGTGCGTGCGGCGTACCGCTCGTCCGCGACAGCCTCGGCAGAGGCGAAGAGAGCCTCGCGGCCCTTGACGACCGGGTCGTTCGCCGGGACGAGGTCGCCCGCCGCAAACACCCTGAGCACACCGTTGACGACAGCGCCGAACGGCTCCTTGACCTGCATGACAGCCATGCCAGGCTCCTTCCATGGTTGGCTCGCCAACGGGAGCCGCGACGAGTGCCGCGACTCCCGTTGACTGAGGGTCAGGCCGCGCTCGGGACGTCGAGCATGCGGAAGGCGCCGTCGTTGACGCTGTCCGCACCCGTGCGGTAGTACGCGAACCAGCCGCGCTGCCCGCTCGGGCGGTTGTTGGAGGTGTGGAACAGGTGCGGGATGAACTCGACGGTCATGCCGATCCGGTCGGCGATGACGTAGTTGTCGAAGTTGCCGAGCACCGTGAGGAAGTTGGACACCGCACCGGTGGTGGTGAGGGAGCTGTCCATCGCCTCCGACTCGTAGGTCGGACGACCGAGCAGGTCGGCCGGACGGCCGTTGCCCAGCGTGGTCCACAGGTTCGCGCCACCCTGGGTGTCGAACCGGCGGATCAGGTTGTAGGTGTTGTTGTGGGAGAGCCACGAGGCGCGCGACCGGTGCTTGGCCGGGAGGGCGCTGTGCAGGGCGTAGACGTCGCCCACGGCGAACGTGTCGTCGGCGGCGGCGTTGATCTCGCTGGAGGTGCCGGCGAGGGCGGTGACGATGCCGGTCGGCTGGCCGGTACCGGAGCCCGTGGCGAACGCGACCGACTCGAGGTCGTCCTTGCCCTCGGCGAGCAGGCGCGCGACCTCGGTGGTCACGTTCTGCTCGTCGGCCAGCGCCTCGATCGAGATCGGGACGAAACCGCGGGCGGTGTATACCGGCACGGTCGGCTGACCGAAGGTGGTCGAGTCGTCCGAGACCTCGGAGGCCTCCGCGTCCCACGACCACGTGACCGCGGACGAGGAGACGCCGTTCCACACGTCACCGGTCGCGACCACCTGGCGGGCGATCTGCCGGATCTGGTTGTAGGACCCGTTGGAGGTGATGATCACCGTGGGGTCGAGCTGGAACGGAACCAGGTAGCCACCGTTGGCGTCGGTCAGCGACATGGCGCGGGCCTCGGACAGTGCGCGGGACTCCTCGGCGGTGAGCTCGTGGGAGAGGTTGCGCGCCATCTTCGACCAGGCCGACATGTACGCCGGGGACGAGGTGCCGAGCGCCAGCTTGGCCAGCGTCGAGTCCTTGTCGTCGAACCGCTCGATGATCTTGGTGGCGGCATCGCGGACGGCGCTGGTCGCTCCAGGCATCTTCTCGATCGCACTGAAAGCGCGGGCGCGGAGCTCGGAACCGACCTCCTCGGCGGAGCGCCCGTAGACGTGCATGTAGCGGAGGTCCCAGGGGCTCTTCTCCCCGGTGCCATCCCCGACATCGCGGGCGTCGCGCATGGGGTCGCGGTCCATGTCCGTCATGCCCGCCGGCACGGCGGGGATCAGACGGTTGCCCTTGACGCCCTTCGCGGCCTCGCGGATCTTCACGAGGTCGGCGGAGCGCTCGAGGCTCTTGCGGTGGACGTCGAGCTGGTGGAACGTGTCCCGCAGCTCGGCGAAGTAGGACTCGTCCTCGGGAGTGAGGGTGTCGATCTCGGCGAGACGCTCGAGCTCGGCTTCGACCTCACTCATCCGGGAGACGGTCTGGGGGTGGTTGAGGACCTTCGGGTCCTTCTCCGAGGGCTTCTCGCTCATCGCGAGTACCTTCCCTTCGTGTCTTGGATGGTGCGCATGACCTCGCGGAGGTCCTCGACGACATGGCGTCGTTCGATGCGCGCGGTGGATTCCGACAGGTGCTCGGCTGCGTCCTCGACCTCATCGGTCTCGGAGGTGCTCCGCTGCGTGTCGTCGAGGACTACCGGGTGCTCCGCTGCGCCGTCCTCGGGGGACGGGGTGCTCGGCTGCGCGGATTCCTCAGCCCGGTCCGCCATGAGGACGGCACGGGCAAGCTTGTTGCGCTCGGAGGGGTCACCGGTGCGGATCTTCCCCAGGTCGATCACCAGCGAGGTGGAGCGCATGCCCACGCTGGTCTGCTCGTACGCCGGCCACACGACCGGGCCGATCTCGGATACACGGACCTCCTTGAGGGTGCGCAGCAGAAGTTCCTCATCGGGGACCTCCTCGCGCCACGTGCGCATCAGTTCGGCGTGCAGTTCGGACTCGTCGCGGATCTTGGAGCCGTCCGGGCGGGTCCACTCCTCACGGCTGACGCCGAAGCGGAACGACATGCCATCGACCGCGCCGGAGGCGATCGCCTCGCGGACCGGCTGGATCAGCCAGTTGTCGTGCAGGCGGGCGACCACGTGCGCGCCCCCCTCGGGGGCGAGGTCCGGGTCGGATTCCTCGCGCGGGAAGCCCGTCTCCATGCGGCCGATCGGGATCGAGCCGATGAGCGGGTGGTGCCCGTGGTCGAACTGGACGATCGGCGTGAGCTCGCGGAAGGACTTCTTCATCGAGCCCGGGGCGAGCTGCTCACGGAAGCGGCCCTCCCAGGAGTCGATGACGGTCTCGGCGTTGAACAGTGCGCCGTAGCCGTCGAGGGTCAAGCCGTCGCCGGAGTTGTCGGCCTCCTCGCGTACCAGTGCGAACGGGGCCTGACGGCACAGGTCCGCGACAGGCGGCCGTTCGGCGCGCGTCAGTGTCTCGGTCATGCTGTGTTCCTTCCGTAGGCCGGAATGCCGGGCAGGGCTCGGGCTGGAGGCTCAGGGGCGTCGGTCGCCGCGGGGGCCTCGTTGGCGCCCGGCTTCTGCAGCTGCACGCTGTAGAGGCCGCTGTGCACCAGCAGCCGGTAGTCGCCGGCCTCGACGGCGGCGATGACGCTGGCCGGCTCATAGCCGGAGGTGATCAGGCTGGAGATGGTCGTTGCCTTGACCTGCTCGATGTTCGCGGCGTCGGCGCGGTCCTCGCGCGTGAAGGGGACGTCCGGGTCGTGCGCCAGGATGGAGTCAATGCCTGGCGGCGGTACGAGCACCTCCAGGGAGCCAGCGGCCTCGCGCCACAGGTGGTCAGCGGTGCCGTCCGCGAACAGGCGGCGCGCGGCACTGAAGTTGCCGGCATTCAGGCTCGAGCCCTGCAGTCCCTCGGAGAGCCCAGCCAGCGCCGGCGGCACGCCGAGGGCAGCGGCGATCCGGGTCTCGCCCGCACCCTGCACCGACTTGAAGTCGATCTGCGAGAGCGTGGCGCCGGCGATCGTGACATCGGCACCGGGGTAGAGGTTCAGCCGCTTGTAAGCGTTCGAGGTGCCGGCGACCTTGTCGTCGAGTGCCTTGTCGAACGCGATGATCTTCTCCATCGTCGCGCCGGTCGGATGCTTGATGACCATGTTCGGCGTCGCGCCGTTCTCGAAGAACTTGCGCTTGTGCTTCGTCATCTGGATGTCGGCCTCGAGTTCCCGAATAATCGGGGTCAGAGGCGACATGCCGCGGAACGGGGCCAGCGGATCAGGAGTCGGCATGAAGTGGGCGACCTCGTCAGCAAGGAACGCTGCGCCATCACTGCCCGAGTGCTTCCCGCCCTCGTAGTAGACGTAGCCCAGCTTGCGGCGGCCGATGACCGCGCCCTCGCGGTTGCGACGCCACTCGACCGCGATCTCCACCCAATCGGGGCGCAGACGCACGATCTCGGCGCCGTCGCGGACCCAGAACGAGTTTCCGGCGAGGTCGGCGTCCACGATCATCTGGGTCAGCAGGTTCTGCGTCGTGCCACCCACCCATGGACGCTCGAGCATCCGAAGCGCCGGGGAACCGAAGTAGTCGCCGGCCTTGCCGTCGCGCAACCGCTGGAAGCGGAACCGAGTCGAGGCGAAGACCCGCATACGCAGACCCATGCACGAGGCAATGACGGGGTTGCCGCCGAAGCCCGCAGTGGCCAGCGCGGCGAACTCGCTGCCGATCTTGATCGGGTCCAGCGTCGCCGTCTGCGAGATGCCAGCGCCGTACCAGAGGCCGCCGTAGTTGAACGCGTTGACGTAGTCCTCGAGCGAGGAGATGTCGCGGGATTCGTCGGGGGCCGTCTTGGACTTGCCAGTGAGACGTGACCAGAGGCTCACGAGTAACCTCCCCATACGTCGATGTCTGCTGTCTTCGCTACGTGCCGTGCGAGCAGCGCGGCCTCAAGGGCTGCGATGTCGCCGGACTTGCGGGAAATCACGAGGCGGTCGCCGACCATGCGCCACTCGGCGCAGCCGACGGCGTCGTTCAGGTCGGGCGCATTGGGGTGTCGCAGGATGCGCGCCTCCACGTCGTCGCGGAAGTCGGCGCACGCCTGGACGAACTCGTCCATGTCGACCGGGACGACCCGCACGCCCGCTGTCTCCAGGTCGTCCTTGAGGAACCACGCCGGCCCTTTGACCTGAAGCGCCACGGGGATGTCGTTGTGCTCGCGGGCGATGCGGACGACCTCGGAGACGAACAACGTCCGTGCGGCCACCGAGATCCGGGACTCGCCCTCGAGAGCCGCCGGCACTACCGAGGACACGAACGACTCCGAGGCGCAACCGAGGTTGAGCCAGCGCGAGTCACGGTCCGCGGCTACGCCCAGGGCGGCAGGCGTGCCTGCATCCCCGGCAAGCGACGACCACGCCGGGAAGATGGAAGTCGTCTTCCGCTCGTCCCAGATTCCCGCGCCCTCGCGCAGGAACGACTCGCCGCCGAGCTTCTTCCGCATTCGGAGGATGGCCTCGCGCGGAGTGTCGTCTGGGTATGACGGATTGGCCTTGGCGATCTGCTTCCAGTCCGCCTCGGTCAGCGAGAGTGGGAGCGGGGTGAACTTGTGCCCAGGGTCCGAGCCGAACTCGACCCAGCCCGTGTCGTCGTCCTCGCCGGAGAGCGCCTCTTCGCGCATACGGGAGAAGACCTCGCCGGCGTCGGTCGGCTTGGGCGGGGTGCCCATGAACAGCAGCAGCGCGCCAGTCTCCTGGCGACACTGGTTCATCGCCGGGATCATGTCGTCGAGGGCGTTCTCAGTGAGGATCTGGCCCTCGTCGTAGACCACGACGTCGACCTCATCGAAGCCACGGCCGAAGCCGCGCTCGCGGGCGCCGAACAGGATCCGCGAGCCGTTGCGGAATTGGATCTCTTCCTCGCCGGACCCAAGGACCACCTTGAGGATGTGTGGGGCGATCCGCTTGCGCTTCGCGAACTTCTGCATCTTGCCGAAGGTCTCTTCGGCGGTGCGCAGGCGGTGCGCGGTCCAGATGACAGTCAGGTTCGGCCGGAGCAGGCACAGCGCGAACATGATCGCGCCGATGAGGAATGTCTTGCCGACCTGCCGCGGGATCGAGAGCCCGGTGCCGCCGATGGTTGCGGCGTACTTCCCATCCGCGCGCTTGGCGAGGATCAGGGATCCGATGGGCTTCTGCCACCAGCGGAACGAGATGCCGAACTCGGAGCACTTCGACTCGACCGCCGGCCACCCCGTCGAGACGACACCCTTCGGCGCGACGACGTGCCGGGCGACCTCAGATAGCCGAGGCGTCGAAAGCTTCGTCGGCGACGTCGCCATGCTCGGCCGCTTCCTGCTCGGCGGCCGTGTCCATCGCGTCGATCTCCTTGCCGATCTCGATCTGGCGTCGAGTCAGGGCAGCGAGGTCAGCGCCACGGATGTTCGGGTCGTCGATCGCTCGGGCGATCCGCAGGCGCATGGCCACGAGCTCGTCGCGGCGACTTCCGGACTCGAGCGCGCCGACGACGGTGGTCGGAGCCTTCGTGGGCGGCTTCTCGCCGGGGGCGACGGCACGGAGGGTCTTGGCCATGGCGATCACCTCCGCGAAAAAATCTTCAGGGATAGAGGACGGACGC